CGAGATGCTTCGAGCTTTGTCAGTGATTTTTGCTATGCGAAGAAAAAAATTTTCCATCTGTTGCTGTTCTTCATATGTGCAGCGACCGGAAATCGAACAGAGCTGTTCAATGACGGCTTTCCAATCCGCAAAACTATCCGAGCTTTCGCAGACCCAGCCGAAGCGCGTTTGACCCCATGTTGTCTTGTCGATGTCGCGGGTTTCGGTCGTTAAAGTGTGGGCGCACGTCGCACCATCTACGCCCATGTCCGCACAAAACTCGTGGTCCTTGATTTGAACCTGAGCGCAGCTACTTAGGAGTAGCAGAACCGTCCCAATGAACAAGATTTTGAAATGTGTTTTTAAAATTCTGCTTCGCTGTGTTGATCGCATTTTGATCTCCTGCCTGACCTGCCGTTTGAAGATCCTTAACAGCTTGATCTCGTGCCGCCTTCAGATCAGAAAGTGCCTTTTGATAATCCGAGTTCTCCATCCAGGTCTGAATGTCGATAACTCCAATCGTGGACCATTCGGCCATCGCCGTGTAAACATAGCCTCCGATCCAATTCAAAAGTGCATCAAAAAGCTGAGAGATGACCGGCCACGAAAGCCAAGGTAACGCTGCAACTGCGGCAGCTTTTGCCGCAGAAATGACAACATCATTGATGATCGACTTTAAGGCGCTATCAACTGCCTGAGCCGCGCTGTTGGTGGTGGTCGGTGCATCTCCCATTTCTTAAAGGCCAAGGGCCCCCTCAATCACGGTGATGATCTCAGCGGGAATTTGACCAGGGATAAGAGTTTTAAGTTTCTCAAGTCCTGCTTTCGTTTTCACGGTCAGAACAACTTGAGCATCAAACTCAGCGCCATCGTAAGAGATCGTTGCGACAACATTTCCACCTTTAAAGGCGATGTCGTACGTGCCTTCGCTGCCAATGCTTCCACTCAAAAGATCCTTATCCATTGTCTTTCCTCCTTGTTACAAATTTGAAAGATGAGACGCCAAGCCGAAAAATGGAGACGAAAACCAAGGCTAAGGCCATTCCAACCAGGGAAAGAGTGGACTTTGGAGCAATGAAATTCTGACGCCCCATCCACCATTCAAAAACTAAAATGGCGAGCGTTAAAGCCTTCGTAATATCCGCATGACAGTTTGAAATCTGCATCAATGAGGAAATGATAACGGTTGAAAAAATCACATATAATGTTTAGTTTTCGACAGTTGATAAATCGACAGAATAGCATTTCGGTTTATTGACCTTGTTTGGATGTGCTGGAGCGCTTCGCATTTCCGGTGAGTAAAAGATTGTATATCGAATCAATTTTTGCACTCTGGTCTCGGATCATCTGTTCAATGCGAGCGTTGTCCGTTTGCCTCTGAAGGGCTTCACCTTGAAGTGCTTCTTTGGTTGCATAGCGATTCTCGACAGCGACAACAAATGATGTGATTTTGCTCGCGCCTGAAAAGAAAAACGAAGCCACACCAACAACGATTGCGATGAATGTCTGAATCATCGCAAAATGAAAAGGCCTAAGTTTGATCGTATTTGAGTCTGCTCTTTCTCGATTCATGGGAATGTCTTTAATTTTGTCGTGGTTCAGAGAACGGTGTAATGTTTGCTTTTCGACACTGGTCTGCTTGTCGGTTTCTAAGTCTTGATCCATGCAATCTGATAGCCGTAAAAAACTGGGTTGATATTTCGTTCATTCATAAACTCAAGGATTGCGACGTGCTTTCCATGATGAGTTCCATTCACATCATCAACGGCGATCATGCAACCCGCCGGTAAGCGCTCCCACACTGAGAGGAGCTCCATAAGATGGTGACATGCGGATATATAGCCCTGCTGAAAATCCCAGTCCATTGAGTCAAGGTAGAGGAGGCCCGTTTTTGAAATAGTCTCATCTGAAAGAGCCGAAAGGAATTCGACTGAGTCACCGGAATGAAAATGAACTTTTTTGGTTTGTGATTCAGCGACCTTGATGGCATTGGGATCAATATCAATTGAAATGACCTGGGTGTCCGGTATCTGATGAGCTACCCAGTCCCATATCAAAGTGCTCTGACCGTCACCGCTCCAGTTGCCCTTGGTTCGAGCGGTTCCAGTTTCGATAATCTGGTCGAGTCCCATTTCAACTGCCTTCTCAAAATGTTCGACCATAAGTACAAATGTTCTCTGTCGATGCGACAGAGCGGGAAACCAAGGCTGGGCCTGAAGTCTCCCTTTAAGTGTCACTTAAGTTTCTCAATTCCCCAGTCCGCAAAATTGACTGGATCTGGAAGCCATGAACGAAGTAGATTATCGCCAACATTTTCGACTTCAACTTTAGATGGGCGATTGGGGCAATAATCGAGGACTTCCCAGATTCCTCCGAGGCCATGATTTTTCATTCTCCAACTCCAGCCACCTTTTCGCCAGTGAGTGATGTAGTCTGGGTGCTTACAGGTAGCGATAAAGCCAATCCAAGCCGCGCCAGTGGCTGCCATGTGAAGTGGACTTGAGTCGTTGGTCAAGAGCACCTTTGAGCGCTGGAGAAAAGCAATTGACTCCATGATGGAGAGTTTATTGCGAAGGTCATAGCAGCCCCGAGTTTCGACATCAACGGTTCCACGATTGTCGTCGGTATTCGCGCCAATCAGAACAGGAGTTTTCCCTTGGTCGATAATTCGGTGCAAGACCTTATCCCACCAGTCTTTTGGAAAAGTTTTTGACTGCCAATGACGTCCGGCGTGAACCACGATCAAATCATTTCTTAAAAGCAATTCGCGCAGAATTTTTCTCTCTGGATTTTTGGTCGGAATTTCGACTTCTCGATCTGAAATCGGCAGTTGGCAACGAAACGCACACAACGAAGGAAAGTCGACGCAATTTGTAATCATGTGGCTCATGAATTCCCAGGTCAGATGATCCGGGCTCACGATAGTATCAAAGGAAAAATAATGCTCTGCTGTCGGTTGACTTTTATTCAGATCGTAAACCATGGCGAATTTCAGATGTGAAAAAAGATAAGGATGCTCGGATGCAAGAGCGACATCACAAGCCTTGAAAGTTTTCAGGGCAAAGCGAAGAGTCGGCTCCGCACAAATTTGATCGCCGAGGCCACCCCATGTTTTCAGTAGGATCTTCTTTTCAACGCCTCTCTCAATAGCCATCGACGTTCTGAAGGAAGGAATCATGATCCCTGGGATCACGACCACTGATTTTTCATTCATCGACGGCTGTTGAGAAGTTTGCATGTTGAAAACATACTGGCGGAGACATTTTTTATTTTCACCGTTTATGTTTCGACAGTTGAATTCTCAACATCACTGCTCGAATTCAATTATCAATTGATCGCAAAGTGCCCCGATAGAAGTAAGACCAAACATTGCTTGAAAGCCTCCAACGGTAATTGGATAAGACTTTCCAGGGATCACGTCGATCATTTGAGTGGACTGGGGAGGGGCCGTATAAACGTCTTTCCGACCCACCACAAGAGTCGGTGAACTCCGAGCCGTCACATCGTTGGTTCCAAGATTTCCTGCCGTATTTTTTCCCCAGGAAAAAATGTTTCCGTTGATGTCCACGCCGAACATTGAACCGTTGTTCGGGTCAAAGTAGACTTGCTGAAATTTGTAACCACCCACGACTTGCACCGGCGAACTATAGGCGGGTGCGACTCCAACAGGTGCCACGTTGTTTCCAATTACTCCGTTAGGATTGCAACCCCACATATACACGTTACCGCCGTCATCGAGTGCGCCAAGCACTGGACTCTGGTTATTTTGAGCGAAAGCAAACATGCTTTGAATTTTGCCGACACCGCCCGGAAACGCGATCATTACGGGAGAACTCTTGGAGATCAGGTTCCCGATTCCAAGAAAGCCCGCCGTATTGCTACCCCAACCCCAAAGATTTCCAGTTGTGTCGATTCCCCAAGCCTGCTGACCAAGCTCATAAAAGATGTTTCCGAAGGTGAAAAGTTTTGTGAACTTTAGACCTCCCACAACTTGAACAGGTGAACTCACTGCAATAGTCAACGAAGGATCGACGTTGTTCCCCAGAATCCCCTGAGTCGCAGTTCCAAACGTCCAGGCGTTACCATTTACGTCGAGTGCCACTTGAGTCGCTGTGAAGCCGTTGGAGCTTGCCGACTGCTGAAGGAGGTTCGTTGCCATCGCTTGCCACTTAATCCCCCCAACGACGAGAGCAGGAGAGCTAAAGCCTCCACCAAAAGTCACAACTGGATTTACGCCGACACCGAGCTGTCCTTGTGAGTTGTCACCCCAGGCCCACATATTGTTGTTCACGTCCAACGCGAAGGCATTGGTGTTGGTCCAGGTCGGTTGTGGAAAAAACGTAGCCCACGAAATCCCACCCACGACGAGAGTGGGTGAACTCAAGCGGGAGAGAGTTGCCGGTTGAGTGTTTGTACCCGTGACACCTCTCGTGTTGTCCCCCCATGCCCACATAGCACCGCTATAATCAATCGCAAAACATCCACCACCAGAGGTGCCGGTGCTGGGAGTATGAACAAATAAACTCTTGAATGTGTGGCCTCCAATAACCACTGTTGGAACGCTATAGGCCCCAACTGTGCTGGCATCTGTTCCAGTTCCAAGCCAACTGTTTGCGTTCGTGCCCCAACCCCACGCTTGCCCGTAGCCATCGAGGGCCATAACTCCATAGCCACCTCCCATTTGCATTGGAAATACTTTTTTGTACCGTGAGCTGTTGGCCGCAGATACAAGGGCGGGAGCGCTAGAAGTGGTTATTGTACCATTTCCAAGTTGACCATAAACATTCGATCCCCAGGCATAGAGTTGTCCGTTGAGGTCCAGGCCGTAGAAAGCGAAGTTATTTCCTCGTGGAAATGGAATGAGTTTAGAAAACCTCAAGGCTCCTGAAATTTGAGTGGGGGCACTGATGTCAGTAATGCTGGCAATACCGGCCTGACCACTATTATTCTTACCCATTGCCCAGACGTTGTTTTGGTTATCAATGATAAATGTTGTGCTATCAGTTTGTTGAGCCGCGAGCATTCCGCCCCAACCAACAGGTTGAGCAATTGCCTTAATCCTTGAGACTCCAGCGGGAGCCACGAATGTTCCGTTATTTGTGAAAATTTGCCGTGCGATTTGTCCCATGTTTTATCTCCCTGTGATGTACCAGTTGGTTCCGTCGGTCCCGATTGTCCATTCTCCGAATGGCGCGAGCGCCACATAGTCAACGGCCAATCCTTCAAAAAGCTCTGAACCGAATCGGTGAAAGGTGATTGGATTTGTGCCGAGCGAGCCTGCGATGTCCTTAACTGTGAATTCAAAGTTTGCGACTGGCTGTGGCAGATTGAATCGCATCGCTCCGTTGGCACTATTAACGAGAAATGTTTTTCCATTGTCACCAGCGGTGGCCGTCGTCGTTGTCAACATCGTGTATGGTGACTGCGTGGCCGGATTGATATTGGAGATTTGCGGAGTGATAAACGCCGGTCGCCAGTTTGCAACACTCGTGACAGTGTTATTCAGATTGTTGTCGGTCAAAGAGACATAAAGTTGTCCGCCAGAGTTGACCATGCTTCCGGTGTAATAAGTTGTACCCGAATCCCATTCGGCAACACCTGCCTGAAACCCGTAAGCCAATTGATAGGCAAACAGAAAGCAAAGGGCATTCATGTCCTCAATCGCAGGGCTATTTGCACCGATGATCGCTCCGAACCAGCCCGTCAGATAATTTGAAAGTGCCTGAATGACTGCGGGGTCCGTGCTGAACGTCGGTGAACCGGCAGCAAGACTGCCGAACTTTGCAATTTGATTTGGCCCTGCATTTGAGCCGAATATTTGTGCCGTCTTTCTTAAAATTTTACTCAAGTGTCACTCCCTTCTCAAACCACGACGGCATTGGCGTAACTCACCCAAGGCCAGTTGGTTTGATATGATGAATAGCTGTTAAACGGCGTGGAATTGAACGCCGGTAGAACGTAGGTTCTAAATCCAAAAAACATCGTAATGATTGGAGCGTAAATCGGTGCTGCGAGCGCGACACCCATAGGCTTCGGCAAGAGTCCTTCACTCACGAAAAGTTGAACAAGGTTTTGGCTGCCGATACTTGAGCTAATGAGGTAGCTCATCTGCATATTTTGGTAGTCGAAGACCAAAACTTCGCTCGGAAAAAATTGAGCAAGCAAAGATTGAATCGTCGCAAGAGATGAATCGGAACTATTTTTGATGATCGCCATTTGAATGAGCGTCAAAAAGTCCGAATCGTTCAGCGTGATTGGAAGACCACCGAACCCGTATCCGTTTCTTGTTACACCCGCGTATTTTCCGAGCACATTAAGCTGAACACCTTGAGCCGGATTTGGACCGATCAGGTTGTAGGCATTCTGAACAGCGATAGGCAAAGTTTGATCTGTTCCAGTGACAGTGACGGAAATGCTCTGTGAACCGGAGCCCTGAAGAGAATTGCTGGTGACTCCTAAAATGAGGGCCGGAGGGATTACGCCGGTGAAAGTTACGTTCAAAGCTTGAGAGGCGATGGACCCACTGACTGTCACTGAGCCCAGTCCGGTGAGGGCCTGGAGCTTAGATTGAATCGCGGCGACTGAATCATTCCAATTGATGGCTGCTGTCGTTTGAGAGCCATAGGTCAGTTGAAAAGTGCCACTCGTGGGAACCGCAGAAAATGCGATGGCCTCAGTCGTGGTTTGTGGAAGGAGAGCGGGAGCGGTGAGCGTTTGAATTGTTGCATACGCTTTTGATTTCCCCAGGTATTGGAGAATCAAAAGGTTTGCGTAGTAATTTACCAAATCCTGAGTTGCCATAAATTAAGTCACCGTCACTGTTGCCGTCGCAAAGTTTCCTTGGGAATCGAGCACCTTCACTGTGTCCGTCACACTTGGGGTCGAACCCGCCGTATAAAGTCCTGATGACCCGTTAATTGAGCCGCCAGAGTTATTTACGAGCAGTGAATAAGTGAGCGTTCCGTACCCACCCAGTCCCGTGAATTGCTGAGTGGCCGTGTGTGCGACCAAGACACTTGATGGATTGAGCTGCATTGGTAAAATAATGATGTTGGAGGCTTGGACCGTGAACTGCTTGTTCTTCGCTGACGGAGAAAGAGTTTGAGAAAACGGTCCCGTTGCTGTCAGGCCGAATCCCGCATTTGTGACAAGCGTGTTCGAGTCAATTTGCTGAACCAAGGTCGCAAGTTGGTTAATGTTTACTTCGGCATTCACTCCGGGCGTAAAAAGAACAGGAAGTTGAGCGAGGATCGCCGCGATGTTGGGAGCGTGAATGCCATCAATGGATGTGGCCGTGAAAGCTGCAAAAAGAGTCTGGGTAACAACCGAATCCCAATAGACAATGAACGAACTGCCATCTGCTTGCGTGATGATATAGCTTTGCTGTCCGTACATGCCACAGCCGGAGCTTCGCTTTGTGTAAATCGCCGTTGCAATCGCAAGAGCTGAAGCCGTCCCTGCAACAATCACCCATATCGAGTGCCCTGGAACTCCGTCGGAATTTGGCGTGGCTCCTGTGTTTTCGTTAACGATGGCCGATGTTACGCCGTTGATATTTTGCAAAGCAGCTCTTAAGGCCGCCAGGTATCCTTGCGACGCGAGTGAGACGGATTTCTGCCGACGTATTTTAAGAGTTGGATCGCTTTCCTCGTTAATCCCGAGAGACGTATAGGTCGTTGGGTTATTGATCGAAGTCACGCCGAGAACAATTGTGACCGGCACCGTAATCGTGTTGATTGTGGTCAGCGTCGCTCCGGGGTTCGCCGCCTGAAATGAAAAGACGTATGTGCCAGGACCGCTGATGTGCTGAGTAGTTTGAAGCTCCCACTGGTTTCCGGCATTGTCGGCGACCGTGTAGACCGTTTGCGCCGTTTGATCGAGACCATAGAGGTTGAGGGCCTGTGAGGTCACGATAGTGACGTTTGTCACCGTAAAAGTTCCCGCCTGCCGCTGGATGCCATTGATGGCAACCCGTTGATCGAGGATGACGCCAACCGCGTTGTCGGGATCAAACATATTGTTGATCTGCAAAAGTAGATTTGCGAGATCAAGAATAGCTTGAATGAAAAGCATCATTTGTTGACCGTCAGGCGAGTTGCTCGCAAGGTTGATGTCCGGGCCATAGATACCCTGAAGGCCGGTCGTGAAATTCGAGACCTGTTCTGCTTGCGTTGTAACTGTCAGTCCTGCGGGACCAATTGCATTTGGCATGAGCTTCCCCCTCTAGCCCGATCCATTCAGGTCATACTGAAACGTGCCGGTTATTTGCGAGTACGTTGTTTGGACCTGATATTGAATGAGGATTGCTCGGGTCACGTCGTTGAGAATGACCGCGAGTTGTAAAATGCCGGTGACGTTCGGCGTATTTAAGATCACGGCTGCAACAGCGAGATTGAGGGCGGTTTGATCTTTGCCGCCCAAGAGATTGAACCAGTCGATTCCGGCTCCGGTGTCGAAAAAACAATCTCCTAGAACAGATGCAAGACGTGTCTGGATATTTTCGGCGACAGCGGCGTTCCCGGAATTGAAATTATTTTTGCCTTTTCCGTAGGTCCAATCACCATTGTTGTCGAGTGCTCGCATAATCATTCGAGTAACCCCGCAATCTGGTTTGCCGTTGTTGTGAGCTGAGTAGCGACTGCATTGATCGCAGCGACGTTAGCCGGAGGTCCACTTGCACCGCTGCCGCTCGTAACTCCTGTGACAGTGATTGCCGCCGTCGCTGAAACGAGGCTTTTGATGTTGGTGACGAGATTTTGAAGAAGCGTGTTGAGTGTTGTGGAGTTGTTGGCGATCTTCACAAGTGTTTGCCCAACTCCGACAAGAGTAGTTCCGTTTCTTAAAACTGCTCGGGCGGCATCGTAATTTTGAAGGACGTTCCCAAGGGAACGGATGCCGACTAGAATTAGGCCGTCAGAAAATGAATGAAGTCTTGAGCTGGAAAGTGCGGCTCCTGCACCACCAGAAAACCAATTGTCAATTGCACGGTCGTTGAAAAAAACGAGGCACTCGTCACCCTGCTGAATAGGGAACGTAAGTGCGGTCATCCCACCACCGAGACAGATGACAGGGCAATCAACCAGGAGCGGATAATCAACCAAAACAGGATCATAAAGGCCGCTCTCTACATTGAGTTGGTAGTACGTCTTTGGATAGTTGAGAGTTGCTGTGGCCGTTTGCTTTGCAGAATTGAAACTCTCAATGGTCCCTATGTGATGGGCACTCAGAGAAAGCATGATGTCCTTCTTCAGGAGATCCAGAAGATCCTTAAGACTTGGGTCGCTCGGAACTGCGTTGAGTGGCGTGTTGGTCATAGTGACGGCACCACCGTGAGGGCCTGCGTCCCATAGAAAAGACCGACCGAAGTAATGGCATCACCACAAACGGCCTCTGAAATCATTCCTCGATGCTTGAGGGAGATGACCTTATAAAACCCATTAAAATTTGACTCTGTAATACTTTGAAGTTGGATCTGTTGACCGATCACAATGCGCGGCTCAAACAGCATGTCGAAATTCAAAATTGTCTGCTCGCGCACGGGAGTTCCAAGTAACCCCGACGCGGAATTGATGACTTGAATTTCACCTTGAATACATTCGCTATCGCCCAGGCAATTAGCCTTGCCGTTGTCGATAAAAAATCCGCCACCTGTAAGCTCTCGAAGTAAATCGGTCGTCGTACCGCTATAAGAATTTGCTCTCGGGATTGTGCCCGGATAATTACCTATAGCCCCCAGTGAAACACCAGGAAGAGAGCTTGCAAGTGATTCAATGACTGTTGACTGCGGCGTGCCCGCCGGAAACTGCTCATTGGTGAACCCGTTGGCAAAGGCAAAACCGCCGTCGTAGGATTCAATTTGCGTGATGACATTCACGCCTTCTCGGACGGACCACGCCTGACTGATGTTCCCCGTAAAGACCGCTGGCAAATTGGTGCCGTACCCAGCCATGAGGCTGATTTGTCTGAGGTCGCCGTAGTCATTCACGTTTTTTCGGATCTGGTTTCGATTATTTTGTGAAAGATTGAAAACGCGAATCGACGACACATTGGCTGAAGTCAAAATATTGCGAGTGATGTCAAACTCAATAGTGAACGGCGGCGCGATTGTGAGCGTTGATCCGTCTTGAGTCTGAACCTGCAACTGATATTTTCGCCCTAATTTATCAGCCACTTTGTAGTAACCCCGCGTATTGTGCGACTTCCGCCGCATTGAGGATGTAGAGTTGAGACGTTCCCGACGAAAAATCCTCCTGCTGTGATGGCTCTCGGTTGTTTGTTGAAAAACACGCAAGCCCGAAGGGAATCTGATTTTTGAATTGATGGAGCATGTTCGGACTATTGGTGATGCGAAGGCCGTTTAGGATGAAAGACCCGTAGATAAGTGACGTGATGAACCAGCCATATTGCATCGGCACAAAGTTGACCGTGAGACTGAGCGATGTTCCGTCCGGCAAGATTAGCGTTTGCTTTTGGAGGGGATCGTTTGTGATCTGCTGAATCAGAAACATTACAGTCCTCCCGCAAATGAATTTGGAAAGTTGCTTGAGAGGCCTTGCGATAGACTGATGGATGAAACCGGCGTTGAGGTTCCAAGGTCCGTGAGTCCTGCGGCCTGTGCAGCAGCTCGCCCCTGATAACTTTGGTTTGTGCCAGGAGTTGTGACTGTCGCTGCGGTTCGAATCATTTTGAATGTCACTTCAAAATCGGTGATTGTTTGAGTTTCGGCATCTTGGATTGCCCGTAGGTTTTTGATTGCCATGTTTTGGAAAACAGCCCACGGTGTTTGAACTGTGAAAAGTGTCCGTGAACGCCAATAGCCATAAAATTGCTGAAAGGCGATTTGCTGTTTGGTCTGATTTGGTTGAGAAGCAAGTCCTTGGGAACTGATGACGCTCTCGCCACCACTGCCACCAATTGAACTCCAGGCAGCAACCGCCGAATTCACAGCACTTTGTCCGATTTGATAGAGCTGAAATGCTTGGTTGTAAGCGAGGAGCGCTGTCGCCGACAGAACCGGCGTGTAGGCGCTGATGACCGTAAGTTTATCTGCAACCGCTTTGACGGCCGCCAAAGCGCCCGGAGCCACATCGTTTAATTCACCTATGAACCCATGCGTGGTGATGGTTTCGGGCTTCAGCGCGATTTGATCTTGGATCGCGGTGTTGTCCTCGATGTAGTGGTCGGTAATGTCGCTCTCAAGAGCGACTGTTTGCTCACCTTCATAGTGAAATAAAATCGCGGGCGGAGGCTGGGAGGTTTGTCCGCTCGCTTGCGAAGGGTTTTGTGGTTGATAGCCGACGGTGGACTGCGGACTCACAAGCACAAGGTTCGAGAGAGCCGTTGCTGCTGTTGTTACCGATGAGAGGGCTGAAAGATTTGGCATCTATGCCCCCTGTCCCTGCGCCGACATTTGTCGGTACGAATCCTGAACAGCTTTTTTGACCGAATCGGATGTTTTCTTGTGGTCCTTTCCATCGTGCTGAAAATTCAGGTTCTGATTCACATTGATATTTTGAGTCGAACTATTTGCAGGTTTTGAACTCACGGGCGGTGCAATGATTTCCGACATGGAACTTGCGCCTGAAGGGTTGTTTTTCTTGGGCGCAAGCCAGGAGCCACTTTGCTCAAACTCCTTCATCATTTGTTTTTGAGATTCCTTCATTTGTTCTTCTTGCTCGATCTGCATGCCTTTCCAGACATCAGAAAGCCCTTGGAAGAAACCGAGCGATCCCTCTTTAAAATCCTTTCCCTTGGTTTTGCTTCCGGCCCACTTCGTGACAGTATCGACTCCGCCAGAGAGACCATTGAAGATCATGGACCAGCCTTTGAAAGCTTCGCCGATCCAGTGGAAGATTTTGAGTTTCTCGGCAAGCCTGGTGAATGCTTCAGCGAGCTTGAGAACTTGATCGGTGATTTTTGAAATATCGGCGACAAGCTGACCGCCATGACGAGCGTTGAAATGCCCAATCGCCATTTCGATTTTTTGTCCGAGATTGGACCAGGCGATGTTCGCCTTATCGAGTTGTCCCGTTTCTTTATCGGAGTAGGTCGGAGCCTTGGCAAACACGTCGGGCCTGAAAGCATTTCTGCGCATGGCTGCAATCGTCGCGTCACTCAGTCCGAATGATTTCAAAGCCTGGTTTCCGATGTCCTTCGGTAAAGCGAGCGCCGCTTTTTGAAGTTGCTGCATGACATAGAACGTGTCGCGGACTCTGGAAGGGTCGAAATCCTTAGTCGCCTTCGCAACAATGGCAAGACCTTCGGGCGCACCTTTTCCAAGAAGCATGTTCGTCATGGAGTTTTGGACAGCCTTAAGAGATCCGGTGAATTCTTCGTTTGATTCTCCGGCCTGCTGAGCGGCGTACTGCCATTGCTGGAGGCTTTTTGCCGAGAGCCCAGTCAACGCACTGAAATTGGTGAGGCCCGTTCCGGCTGCACCGCTTGCACTCATCAGACGTTCAAAGCCATAAACCGCTGCAAGAATTCCGGCCTTTGCTTCAAGGGACATGGAGGAAACGTCGCCAAGACCTTTCTTGACGTTCACCAAAGCGCCGACGGTCTTTTCTGACCCCTTGATTCCTAAATTTACGAAAAGCTCGGCAATGTTCATTTGTTCAGCTCCATGTAGGCCGCCTCGAAATCGCTACAGAACTTTTCAAAGTTCAAAGCCTGAAGCACAGTTCTTGCGTCCATCTCCCTCACTTCCGAGAGTGACCCGAGCCCTACTTTTACGAGCTTCAAATGGATCAACAGGTCATCATCAGTCGCCTCTATGTCTGGTCGTTTTGCATCATTGCTAAAAAATGACCGTACTCTGCATAGAGGCTTTTCAAAAAAGGGTGGATATTCTCCTTTGCCACCTCCATGCACACGGTCCAGTAATCGTCGCGTGTTGCAATCGGCTCAAACGTGTCTTGGTCAATCTTCAGATCGCCTTTTCCAGAGTTGTAAGTGCAGCGCTTGAAGCATTCCCAAAGGCAGGCTTCGATTTTTTTGCTTGAGAACCCGACGCAAAAGAAGTCTTTGTAGAGGGCCGCCATGTCAGTCTTGGAATCGACGGATAGGTCCCGCAATTCTTCGAGCACAGCTTGATATAGAGCCTTCGCTTCTGAAAATGATGAAGGAGTGATTTTGAGAGTCGCGCCACTGGGTAATTTGAATTCTTTCATATTATGTCAACACCCTCGGAGCGTTCGTGAATTTGATGGTGTAGATCGCAAGGGACTGCTCCGTCTCCCCCTCGGCGTTTGATTTTGCTTCTGGAATTTTGGTGAACACGCC